AGCGCCTCCTTGTGGCTCTAATCTATAAGCTTGAATTACTTTTTGTCTGTAAACTTCCAAACCTTCTGCTGAAATAGGTTCTGTAATTTCAATAGTAACCTCAAATGAGCTATTAATATTTGATAAAGGAGCTGTTACAGTTAGTGTATTTCCTACTTGTAACTGAGATGCTAAACCAGCGGTTAAAGTTCTAACTGGAAAACCATAACTTGTATTTAATAGCGTTACCGAAATATCACTAATAAATAAATAACCAGGGTTTAAGGAGTCATCATCACTTTTAAATGTAGTACCTGCTGGAATAGTTGCACCGATAGTTCCTGTTGCTTGAATTTCATAAATACCTTGCGTTGCCTTAAACGGATAACGACCTAATTTTACAAATCCAAACCTTTCAAGCGTCCCACCCTGAGATTCAGGATCAGCAGTATCAACAAATATATTCTTTTGTACGTTTCCGATTAGCAAATAAGATAATTTCAAATGACCAGCTAAAACAGAAGCATAAGCACGCAAAAAAGACTTACCAATAGTTGGAATTGTAATACTATATTTAGCCTCTAAATCAGCTATAATATTACTATAAATCTGTTGTGTTGTTGGTAAATTTATCATAGTTCATTCTCAGTTGCTGCCCAAATATAGTTAAATTCGTTTGATTCCAACTCATTTGGCTCTTGTAAAATCACTTTAATTCCTACTTTGTCACTTGCTAAAATAGTAACGCTAACAGTAATATTTGAAAAATCTTGCATGAATTCTAAATCCTTCTTTGCAGATTGCTCAATTAGCAACCTTCCGCGGCTATTTAACGATACTTCATTAAGTGTTCTTTCGGTTTCTGAATTGTATTGAATATTAGGTGAATCAAGTGTTAACAGACTATTTGCCCAAAAATCAAAACGCTCTTCATCTTCATTATATTGCTTTGTCGATTGCTCAACATTTCCACCAAATAAAGCCAAATAAATCATGTTTTGAAAACCGTCAATTACTTGCAAATCATTTCCATTAAGAACTAAATCCCCTCCATCGAATGTTTCTACTAATTTTAAATCTGACATAATTAATTTGTTGGTGGCGTTTCTGGCATTGCCATATTATTAGTTGTTCCGCCTTTTCTATTCATAGTTAAAAGCCTTTGAAACTCAGGCGTAAAACTAAATTCAAATTGCTCTTTTGAAGCCTTATTGATGTTATTTGTAGTTGCTACTGTTTGCGTTTTTTGAGGGTTGGCCAACGCCTCTTCTCCTGAAATTATCTGCCCCTCAAGATCACTCATACTAGCTTCCTTTTTATCTATATCTACCTGTCGACTAGCCATTACAGATTTCTTAATGGCGTCCGCGTCTCCAAAGAAAGCAGCTGGCGATGACCATGCGGCTAGAGTTTCTTCCCAATATGTGTGTTCTTTATTTTTTAAATTTACTACTTCTTTAGCTGTATCTGCTAAAACATCTTTTTTAGCTTGTAAATCCGCGCGTTCGGTAATTGTGGCTAAAAGCCTTTTTTCTGCTTCATTTAATTTATCCGCCGCCCCAGATTGTAAACCATATTGCTTAGTAATACCTGGTTGAATACCTTCTATTTTTGCCAGTGTAGTAGCGTATGATGCACTTTCTGGATTTAATTTTCTAAGCTTACTGAATAATAATTGAACCTCAACACGCTGGTCAATTGAATTTTCTAACGCCCTTTTATTCACCTCGTTATTTAATCGTTGTTCACGTGTTTGTGAAGAAAAAGCATCTGAAAGTAAATAAACACCAGCGGCAAGTGCTGCAACAGATACTATAATCAATCCTACTGGATTTGCTACCATTGCTGCATTCCAAAGCAATTGAACCGTTTTCGCAACATCAACCGCCCAAGCATAACCTTTAATCGCAAGTTTATAAATAGCAAAACCTTTTGATGCAATCGCAACCGCACCACTTACAAGGCTAGTCGCTATTGCCAAAGTACCCACAACTGCGGCAACCTTTATAAATGTTTTTACAGAGCTTTTATTTTCACTCATCCAAGTACTGAAGGATTCAATTAATGGAGTGATTTTCTCAACTGCCTTTGAAATAATCGGGATTAAAGCCGTTCCTAAAGTTATAGCAACCGACATAATTCTGCTTTTCATTTTTTCTAGCTTAAAACCAGCCTTATTAGTAATATTTTCAAATTCTTCTTGAACACTTCCCGCATTTTGCATTGAATTTCTTGAAGCATCCACTTTTATGGCTAATTTGTCAAAATCTTTAGCTAAAAGTTGAACAAGAGCGGCATTTTCACCAAATTGTGCAAAGTATGAGTTTTGTGCATCCTCTCCCAATTTAGAACCCTCCTCAATAACTTTCATCATTCCATCCGCACCACCTCCAACGCTATCGAATACTTTTTTTAATGATTCTGTTCGTGCTACAACTTTACCAAAAGTTTTCATCAAAGTAGCTGAAACCTCCGCTGACTTACCAGTAGATATTAATTGAGTTCCAAAAGCCGCCATTTCACTACCCGAAGTACCAAGTTGTCTCGCAACCGCCGAACCACTTTTAGCCATAAAAGTAACTATGTCGCTAGCTTGTGCTGCGAAGGTATTACTTAACATATTTACCGTGTCCATAACAGCTTGAGTTTCCTCAATTGTGCCGCCTAATGCATTTTTGGTTTTAATGAATGCTTCGCCAGCCATATCGCCAGTCATATCGAAAGCAACGCCCATTTTACCAGCTTGTCTAGCAACTCTATCCAAGTCATCTATTGCAACACCACCTTGAGCCAAGTTAGCCATTAATCCCGCGGCTTCTTTGGCATCAATTCCTAATGTTACCCCTAATTGTTTTGCTTGTGTAGAAAGTTTTTCAAATGCTTTTGATCCTATATCGACATTTGCCACCTTAGCGACTCCTGCCATTGCACTCTCGAATTTCACAGCTTCATTTGCTGCAAGTGCTAAAGGTGCTAATATAGCTACACCTATCATTGCTGACTTCTCGGAGACATTACGAGAAACATCGCCTACTCTACGAAATTTGCGTTCCATTCGAGCCATTGACGTTTCCGCATTTCGACTCATTTTACTTACTGGCCCACTGAATTTGTCAACGGCGGTAAATACACTAGGAACTACAAATTTTTTACTCATCGTTTATCGAATTTTCAACCGCCATTACGTCATTATACCAATAACCAATACTTTGGAAATCTCTATCGTCTAAATATAGGTTTTCAATTTCCGTTGGCGTCCAATGGTGCGCCCTTACAATAGAGCGCACCATGACATCTAATGAAAATTCTAAAAGAAAAAAACCGCAATATTCGTTGCAATAGTGTTGTCCTCAGTGTCTAATTGCGCTATAACACCGCTATTTTCACCAGTTAACCCACAAATGTAAGCCATCATTCTACCGTCAGAATCGCCTAATTTTACACTCTTTAAATGCGGGTGGTAATCCTTAACTTGCATTAAAGGCTTAAATTTTAAAGCCTTAATTTGCTTATCATTACCGATAGGTCTAGCAAGTGCTAGGTGAATATTTTTGTCCTCATCAATTGATAAATAACCATCTTCAACACCCTCTATTAACTGCTCGATATATTCTTTGTTAGATTCTCTTTTACGTGTTCTTACACCTTTAAAATCTAACCATCCTTCAACCTCATTGGTTGCAACTTCTCTGCTTACTGACTGCATTATTGTTTTGTTTTTATTAACCGATTATTTTTGTAAATCTACCTACTGCTAACTTCAATGTAAATGTTCCTGCCATAATATCTGGCTGAACATCACCAACTGGTACACCCCGTCCCTTCCATACAGCGCCATTTACTACTGAAAAAGTCCATACTCCCTGAACGGGGCTTGCAGCCAGTTGGTTTACAAAATCCGCATCCTCACGGATATTCATATCATTCTCAATCAAAGCTTCGAGCATTCCCGAAACCTGAGATTTGCTAATAATCAATTCGCCATTTCCTGCGATATTAGCTGCATCATCTGAATTTCTAAAACCACCTTGATCATAAGTATTTCCTTCGTTTGCTTTTGGAAAAAAAGATCTACTACCCAGTACTGGGTGGTTTACCGTAATTTCCTTAATATCTCCGTGTACTGCCATTTTTTTATGTATTTAAATATTAAATTATTGTCCGAAATTAAAACCAGCTTCTGCTGTTGTACTTGAAATTCTAGCAAAACCAGTTCTTTTATATCTAAAGAAAGTTTCAAATCTGTCTGGATTAGTTGTTGAAATTGAAACTGTAATTGAATCCTTCATAAATGATGGGTTTGCAATTAAAGCTCTACGTGCTAAGTCGTCTGCATATTCATTTAAAACCGCTGTCCATTGCTTTGGTTTAACTACTTTGGCTGCATCTACTGGGTCATCATCATTTGAAATTGAATGGTCAACAACATTTATTTCTTCAAGCAACCTGTAACCAAATTTCACATTGAAATCTAACATTAAATTACGTGGGTATCTAAATTGTGGAGGAATCTCTCCAAGGGGGTGATAAGTTGTTACAAAATCTTCTACTTTATATCTTCCCGTTGATAAACTAACAGTTGAATTTCCTTTCTTAAGGTAAGCATCTCTGTTGTTGGAAACCGCCATTGTTCCAATCAATAAAGGTGTTGGCATATCTGGATAAGTTTTGCCAGCAACGTCTAAATTAGGAGTGTTTTGGGAAACTCTACTAAATAATACAGTCATATTTGCAGCGGCTTCTAAGGCGTGACCCTTACTCAATGGAGCTGGTGCAACGGCATTTGTTACATTATTTAAACGGGAATCTGTAATTATTGAATTTTCGTCTGAAACGGATCCTGAAATTGCAATAAATGGTTTCATTGTAATTCCTACAAAACGTCCTGTTGGTGTTGTTGGGTCTGGGATGCCGTTAAAAGCTTCTAATTCGTCCAAAGTAGCTTGAACTAAACCGTATGTGTTTAAAACAATGGTATTCCAATCGTCTCCGAAATTTTT